CGTTCTTCGCCAACACGGCGACGACTCTGTCTCTGTCGAGCTTCGATATAGTCACGGAAGAGATCACGGTGCACCCGGATGAGCGATTGTTCCTCTCCGGGCAGCGACAGCTGTTGGTCACGGACATCGTGCGCCGGCACCCGGAGTTGGACATCGACACGGGGTCGCCGAAAACGCTCAAACAACAGCTCGTGCCGTCGATACCCGTCAAAGCGTTTCACTGGTTCTTTCGCGACACGCGATTTGAGGATCCCACCGTCGTCGGCGCGGACGGTGAAACAGAAGAAGGCCAACTCTACGTGCACAACCGATTCAACTGGAGCCGCGACACTGATTTCGACGAATTGAACACCTTTTTCAACCCAGTGCTTAAGGGCGCGCGGTTCCACATCAATGGAAATCCCCTCCCAGACATCACGTCGTCCACGCACGCGTTCTACAAGTACCTCGTCCCCTACCAGCGAAGACTCTCGCGTCCCATCCGAAACTTATACACGTACTCATTCTCGATGAGCCCAGCAACCGTGGACCCGAGTGGGAACCTCGATTTTTCTCAGCTGAAGAGCGATCGAACGAACATTGAAATCACATTGGAAGACGCGGTACAAAATAGTTACACAATGCATATGTTTTACACTGGCTACCAAGTGTTTGAGTTTCAAGGAGGTAAAATGCAGGTGGCCTAGCGCTTGAGCGAGTCCTTGTGTCGACGCATGTAGTCGATCACGCCTTTCTGTTGACACCACTTGAGAAAGTTCAGTTGCGCGAGCGTCGTCTTGACGATGCGATCGGTGCCCGGGATCGTGAAATCGATCTTTGCCGTTCTGCAAAACGGATCAAACAATTTCTTGGAGTATCCGTCGAGACTTGATTTGTAGCTCGAGTGCACGGCAAATATTTTGTTGTCGGACGACACGTACGATGTCTGATTTTTTCGAGAATAGCTTGTAATGAACCACTCGATTTGCCGAAGAGAAATCCCGCTGTCTTTTCTTTCGAGAATATCGATGAGCGTGTCCCTGTTTATGGGCTCGCTATAGAAATCGTCGATGCTCCGTCGCAAGATATCGCTCCTGCTCATAATGATTACTCTGGAATCCCTCTGAGATGGTAGTTGTCTAATTCTTTAAATGCCTCTTCTTCATCTTCGAAGTCTTGTTGGGTTGGGGCAATCTTTTGTTTCTTGACGACGGGCTCGCATACCATCATCTCACCACCTCCACCGCTCAGGGCCGAAAAGTTCGGATGCTGTGATATGTGACGCTCGCAGTACCCTGTGTCGCCACACGCGACGTTCGTACACTTTTTTCCGGTCTTCTTATTGATGCCGAGACACGTCGTTCTGACGGACGCGCCGGGGATCCGCCGGACGAGCGACGTGAGAAAGTTCATGTTGAGGCCGGTCTGACCATGGAGGATGCGTATGTACTCGTGCACGGCGCGATCGACCTCGGCCGCCGTGTGATTAAGAATGAGCTCGCGCACGGAGTCGATCGTCGTGTCAACGTTAGACATCTCATTCCTTCTTACAAGATATGTTCGCGTAGTCTTTAAACCATGAATCGAGTGTGGTCTGTCCAGGGGGCGGGTCAGCGTCTTTCTTCTTTTTGTTCTTCTTTTGTGGCTTGTGAGATTCGATGATCTCCCCAAAGATCTCGTTTTTGGGGTCGTCGACCAATGGCTCGACGAGGTCACACACCGGTCGAAGGAACTTGTTTATGAAGTAATAGTGGTAGTCGATCGGTAACTTCTCCTCCTCGACATACACCGGATCCTCGCTCTTCTCGTACGCTTTCGCTTTGGGGTCACCGGTGTTGATGAGCAAATACGGCACGCGATCGCCGCTCTGGGGCTCGGATCCGGGTTTCCGTTCGCGCATGCGGTCGCGACACCTGACGTGTGCGAGATTAGGGTTCTTGTAGTTGTCACCGAGCTGCGCGCTCAGGATGAGATCTTTGTTCGGCACCTCGCCGGTGAGAAGTTCAATCGCCCTCTGACGCGCCAGCTTGATCGGTGTGTCGGTCTCGCTCGATTCGAGGATGACATCAAGGAGTTGCTTGAGCACACCTCGGACGTGTGGGGTGTTGTCCCGCCGAACGAGCGAGAGTCCCTTGACGTCGATGTACTTGAACTCAACTTTGCCGGCCTTGCCCATCTCCCAGAGCTTGGCCGCGTAGCGCTTCTTCGAATAGAGAAAGTACGGGCAGTAGACCTTCTCCAACTCCAGATCGTTCGGTTTTTTGAAGAGCGCCGTGCACTCTTTCGCCGCGCGTTCGCCTAACTCCCAGCTGTAATCGATCGCGTCTTGACCGGTCCGGCCATGTACATCGAACTCCACCATTACGGAGTCCGTGTCGCCGTACCTGACCTTCGCACCCGGGAAGTTCGCCTCGACGTAGTTTTTCGTGTCTTCAATCATGGCGCGACCCTTGCGCGTGGTCGTGGACGCGATTTCCATGAGCGGGAGAATGCCCTTGCTCGCGCCGGTGAACCCATACATGCTGTTCATCGATATCTTGTATGCCAACTGTTTCCCATTGTACACTTCCTTCATGGCGGGTGACGTCGCGTTCGCCATATCCTTCTTGGCCTGTTTGCGAAACGCCTTGAGGTCGTTTAAGATCTCGGGGAGAACACTCGGCACGTTCTGAGCGAATTTGTGTTGTCCGAAGGTCTCGTACTCAACGCCGGGGATGTTAGCAAACGTGTGGTCCATCACGAGCGTACTGTAGCACAGGTTGTGTGCCATCATGATCGACGGGTAAAGACTCGCGAAATCAAGGGCGGTTATGGGCGTATAGTACGCCCCCTTCTGTGCGTCGAGCACGGTCGCGCCTTCGTATCCCTGTTCCGGTGTGCTCCCATACTCGAGAGCCGGGACTTTGAAACCAGACTCGAGCGCTTTCTTCGTGAGTTGTGAGAACACTTTGATCTGTTGTCCGCGCTCGACGAGAAAGCTCAGTGGAACCCACGTCGCCTTCGCCATCTCGAGAAGGGAAACGAGTGTGCACAGCTTCTTCAGGAGCCTGTGTGGAAGCAGCGTATCCTTGACGCAGTACTCTGCAACTTGCCTCAATTTGATGGGGTCGCCCTCCTTGAAGCGAGCAAACATCTCCTTCGGTGGCATGTCGATCTTCTGATCGCCCAAATAGAGCTTGGACACGTTATCGAGCTTGTAGCTGTCGAGTTTATAGCCCTTCTTGACTTCCCCAAAGAGATCGAAGACAAACCGTCCGGGCATGGGGATCAGTTTGAGTGTGTTGTCACCCAGCGCCGATGAACTGAGGCGTTTTTCAATCATCTCACATGTACGATTCTTGAACCGCCCGAACATCATGACGTCGTGCACGCACGTGTTCAGCACCGCACGTTTGTATATGTATTGTAAATCGAATCCAAAGATGTTCCAGCCCGTGAGCACGTCGCACGACATCTCTCGAACGTACGCAGTGAACGCGAGCAACATCTCCTTCTCCGTGTCGTAACTCAGGATGCGCGTACCGTCGCCTATGTCTGGATCGGTTTGTTTGTAACAGAAGCACACTTTGTCGTACGGTGCGTCTTCACCGAAGCGACACAGAGAGGCTCCGATTTGAAAGCACGCGTCCATGTACAAATCCGGGTTAGGGAACTTACCCGTCGATGAGTTGGTTTCGATGTCGAAACTACACACGACGAAGGGCGCGATATCGTCGCGGGCGACGGGCTTGAGCGCCTTCCAATCGCGACAGAAAAGATCGACGTCGACGTGTGCGATGTTATTCTTACCACAGGCCACGCTCGCGTCGAGCCACCCCGTGGATTGAATCCCCGTCTCGTGCATCAAGCGAAGTACTGGGTCGAGATTTGACTCGTACACGCGAAGTTTCCGCGACCCACCCGTGAGATGTATGGGTTTCTTCAGGATGTAATTGGCGCGCCGACGCGACGCGAGGTTCGCGAAGTCCAGGCGCAAGAAGTTGATCTCTTCGTTATTCGTGAATCCCCAGATGTCTTTCGCTCGCACGACGGAACAACTCACGAGTCCACCCGGACATCTCTCATCTATCGCGGCGTAGATGGATCGTCCCAGCGACATCCCCGCGTGACCGAGTCGCACGTAAAAGTATGGAAGGACCTGTGTCGTGACGCACACAGAGCGACCATCCTCCGTCTTACCGAAGATCGATACGTGATGCTGAATCGTGTCTTCATCGAGCAGTTCATCGCGCGCTTCCCAGGTGATGGCCTGGAAGACGACCATCTCCCTTTTGTTAAAGTTGGATGCATTTTCTTTAAATCAATCCTTGTGAGGCATCTCGCGATTTTTTTATGTTGATGTAATAATAATAACAATGTCGTCGGGTCTCGTGTCCCTTGTGGCTCGAGGTGAACAAGACTCGCACATAACGGGAAATCCGTCTATCAGTTTCTGGAGACAAAATCACAAACAACACACGAATTTCAGCATCAAGCCCGAACAATTGAACTTCATCGGGACTTTCGATGCCAACCAGGAGGTGACCATCCCGATCCAATCGAAGGGTGATCTTCTTTCATATGTCTGGATTGAGTACCCCGAAGTTGGTTCAGCGAGAAACAACACCAAGGGCTTGCACTCCCGCGACCAGAACCCGACCGAGATCTCGCTCTGGATCGGGGGTCAAAAGGTCGTCGAGATGGATACGCTCTACATCCAGGGCGTGCACAACGTGCTCTACCGTGACGGCGATGCGTCGTGTGCGGTGACGACCAACGACGTTCTCGATAACGCCAAGGGTACGAACAACAACGCCGATCACTACGTGCTCCCGTTCTTCTTCAGCCAAGACTGGACGAAGGCCCTACCGCTCATCGCGATGAGCAACTCGTCGGTCGAGATTCGCATTCGGTGTCGACCGGGCTTGAACATCGGCAGCGTGACGCCCAAGGTGTACGGCACGTTCGTCTACCTCGACGAAGCCGAGCGCGAGTTCTTCACGTCGACGCAACACGATCTTTTGATCACGCAGGT